CTCTCCTTCAAATCTCGATAGGTGTACCCTACCTCTACGACACTTGCAACGCCCCCTTGACAGGGGTCAGCCCACAAGGGACGAATACGACCTTCTCAGCTCGTGGCCTCTTGAGGGTCAAGGAGGTTGACGGATCACCTGACGTGACAACGGTCAAGACCATCAATGTGAGCAACGGCACTCTCACCGACAACGGGAGTGGAGAGGTCACCATTGACACGGGAGGTGGTGGAGCGTCAAGCCTGAATGAGTTGAGTGATGTCACGCTCACCAGCACGGCTAACAATCAAACCCTTGTCTTCAACTCGACCTCAAGCAAGTTCGAGAATGGCAACCCTATCTCTCAGGGGCAAGTATCCGTCTTCAAAAGAATCTCAACAAGTGGGGGTGGGGCAGTAGTGTCACTCGTTCCAGCCGTAGTGGGGGCAAAGTTTGGGCCATACCTATCAGGGGGTGTGACGTATGACAACCAACTCAGAGCAGGGGTAGCGTTTGGTATGAATTTCACCGCTGACATCTTGCAGATGACCCCCGTCTCAGTCAATAGCACAATCTCTATCGAACTGCAATATGAGGTGACTCTTGATACGGCTGGTGTCGTTGTCGTAAGTGCCGTGAACACGAATGGTCAACTTCAGTACGGGCTACCCGTATTCCAAGTAGAGACCACGGCTGGTACACACCTCAGGACCGCGACAGGCACAGCCACCCTCGTCCCCTTCTTTGCATACTCAAACACTATTGGATTCTCGGCACTCAGCTCAACTACTGGGACATTCAGAACCAAACACCTTAAAGTAACCATCAACCATGCCTAAGCCATTTGAACTAAAAGGAGAAGAGAAGGCATCAGCCACTTGTGAAGCCCAACTCGCAATGTTCGAGAGGCTTGTTCAATTCGTCAACGATAGGCTCTCAGACATCGAGTCTCTTGAGACCAAAGTTGAAAACTTAGAAAACACCAACCCCAATACAAATGATTGATTTCATCGTAAACAACTGGGCAGAATTGCTCATCGGATTCATGGCCTTTGCTAAGGTCGTGGTCAACCTCATTCCTAGTGATAAGCCTATTCAAGTGTGGACTTGGGTAGACACCCTCATCAATGCCATCGTAGCTGACAAGCGAAGCAATGGGCAAAAGGACTGACAAAGTCCTAGATGAGTTTGCTGAAGAGTGGCGGCTTGCGTCTATGCGTAACCTCGGCACTCGGACGATTGGCAAGAATAGAAGCTATGGTGCTACTCGCTCACGCAAGTTGGCAAAGAGCCTCTATGTCAAAAGGGTTGGGGGTGAGATAGTAGCAGGATCACCCCTGCCCTATGCCAAGTTCATTCACTATGGGGTGAGTGGCACAAAGAAGAAGCGCAATACCCCATACAAGTTCACCACCAAAGCACCTCCAACCAAGCCTATTGAGAAGTGGCTAGGAGCGAAGCCCGTTCGCTTGCGCGATCCCAAGAGTGGTGAGTTTGTGAAGAAGACCAAGTGGAGACTCAAGAGCGCGGCTTGGGTCATTGCCCAAAGCATCAAGAAGAGGGGGATACCAGGAGTAGCCTACTTCTCTGAAGCCTTTGAGACCATGTACCCACGCTTTCAAAGTAAGATAGCTGAGGCCATCGCGTTAGATGCACTAGATGACCTCACCGACCTTGACAACCCTAACTTGAAGTAATGGCAGCACAATTCGACTCCCATCCCGCTGAGACATATATGCCAGCGAACCAACCCCTCATCTACACGATTAGTGACACGGGGGGTGCGGTCAACGCGTCACACCGATTCGTAGTAGAGGTAGTGAGGGGGGCATCAACCGACATTGCCAAGGTCTACCTCACGGCCAATACTAACAACAAGGCTCACTTTGACTTGTCTAGTATCGTCAAAGACCTCTTGACTACTGACCACCTTCAGAGTGATGGGAGTGGCACACTATGGGAGATGTCTACTATCGTTGACCATAGCCTCACAGGTACGGCAAAGTTCACGGTCAAGATTGGCACGTTCAACGGATCAACTGAGACCCTCAACCAAGCAAGCAAGTCTATCTACCTAGTCAATGGCTCTCAACAAATCAGGGAGGGTCTTCACCCCGACTTTTCAACCTACTACGCTACTGGAAGCACCAAGAAGGTTTGGCTTACTGAGAGAACACCCGACTCAGTCGGCAAAATACAATTTGACTTTGCTGACGAAGATGAGGGGGTCATAGCTTGGATTCATGACAGCAATATCATCAGCGGTATTGATGCGAAAGTCAGCTATGTACTTCTCAACTCATCCAACTCAGTACTTGCCACGGCTTCGCTTTCGGTTTCAGGGAATGGGGGCAATGGGTTGACAAGCACGGCCTATGGTCAAAAGCTACACTTCACGGGATTAGCCCCCGCGTCTCTGAAGTTTACGTCCAGCGCACTACCAGCCAACAACCCCACATGGGCATACTATGTGTTGTTGCTTACAAACTCTGCTGGCAACGTCTCTGCGAGCATGGCTATCCAAGTCAACAAGAAGTGTGGCATCATCAAGAATCAAAGAGTACAAATCGCATACGCCAACCGACTAGGGGGGTGGGATTATCTCACCTTTGATGGCAACACGTCCAAGAAGGTGACTGCACAAAACAAGCCCTACTATAAGGCTCTAGGTGACTACGACGCGGCTGCCTACACCTTCGACCCTTCAGACAGGACAAGCGTCCCATATCAGATAACGTCTGAGAACAAGTACACCTTACGCGCTCAGAACTTTGGAGTAGAAGAGAACTATATGCTTGAGGGGCTGATGATGAGTGACAATGTCTACATGAGGTATGGAGACTCGACCTCTATTGTGGGGGGCATGACGGATCGTGACAAGTGGCTTCCCGTCCTTGTGGATACGACTAGCCTTGTCATCAGGGACAAGGTTGAGAGCCGAATCTTTGACGTGAGCCTTGAGGTCACACTAGCCCAGGAATCAAGATGCTAAGACTACGACTATGGAACTTTGCTGAGTCAGACCAATATGACTTAGAACTATACGAGAATGCACCCATCAACCTGAACTATCGCTTCACCGATGTCAGTCAGGTCAACAAGTCCAAGGGTAGCTTCTCGCAGACCTTCCGTGTGCCAGCCACCAAGAAGAATCTAGACTTCTTTGGTGCGGTTATCAACCCCGATGTGAGAGAGTCATCAGGTCTTATCAACGCGAATTGGAACATCAAGCGCAAGGTTCGAGCTGAACTATCTTACAAGACCATTCCCGTCATGAGTGGTAGCGTACAACTCAAGAGGGTGGTGCGTCAGAAAAAGCAATTCTTTGACTTGGAACTTGTCTTCTTTGGCGAGAGCGTAGACATCGCTCAGAGCATCGGGCAGAAGAAGTTGAGTGACCTTGCCATCAACACGGTCAACCATGATGTGACACTCAGCAACATTGTTGCAAGTTGGTTTGAAAATGGTAGCTTCCCCCTCAATGGAGACATCAAGTATGGTGTCATGGACAAGGGGTCGAATTGGTCGGGGGAGATTTGGACTGCAACTGACCCCCTTCTTCAAGCCGAGTTTACGCCCTTCCTCAGAGCGTACTACATCCTTGACAAAATCTTCGACCAAGCTGGCTTCTCTATCTCAAGCACCTTCTTGAATACCGATGCCTTCCAAGATATCTATATGCCCTTGTTCGCTGGTGGTCCTGACCTCTTGAAGAGTGACGACTTTGCTGACAACACCGCACGAACGGGGCTGGCATCGAATCAGACTACTACTAGCACGTCAGGGGTGGTCATGGAACTAGAAGACAATGTTGATGGGGGTACTGACCCTGGAAACAACTTCAACAACTCCACCCACAAGTACACGGCTCCAGCTAATATCATAGTCAATTACGAGGTGTTCACCATCGTCAGTAATGGCAATAGCCAACTCATCCACACGACTAGTGGTGTTGAGACGGTCGTTGAGCAGATGCAAGATGGACAGGGGGCGAATACCTACCGAGAGGGCAGCCTATTCATGACTTCAGGCTCTACCCTACACATCAAGCTAAGGTCGGACTTTGGTATAACTGCCACGGCTTTTGGGGAACAACAAGCGTTCGGCTTTGGGAACTACCTCCGACTTGTCTTCGCAAGTGACCCCGTGAGTGGGTTCACGGTTGATGCGACTCTCAATATGCCTGACTTCAAGCAAATTGACTTCGTCTCCTCGCTTCAAAAAATGTTCAACCTAGTCTTCATCCCTGACGCTCTTGATCCGACGAAGATTAAGATTGAGCCGTTTCAAGACTTTGTATCGTCAGGGACTAAGAAGGATTGGACGAATAAGATTGACTTCACGAGTGACATCGTCATAGAGCCTACTACCGACATCCAGTCCTCCAAGTACAAGTTCACTCACGCTGAGGGGGGAGACTTCCTAAATGACGCAATCCAAAGGAGTCTAGGTAGGGTGTATGGTCAAATGGAGATACTAGACTTGGAGAATGACTTTAGCCGTGGGGACTACGTTAGTCAAACGGGATTCGCTCCCTATACGATGAGCCTAATCCCTGACAACCCCTTCACCATTCATCGGTGCATTCAACCGAGTGGGGATGGTGTTGGCAAGCCCAAACCACGTCTTGCGTATTGGAATGGTATTAGCAGTCAATTCGGAGACATCTATTTGAGGACTGATACGGGCGGTTCTAACTCGGCAGGATTCTTCCCCGTGTTCAGCAACTATGATGCAGTCATCCCAACCGTCTCTAGTCTTGACCTCAACTTTGGCTATGAGTTTCCCATCATCCCCAACATAGCACACCCATTCAACACGCTCTATCAAACTTATTGGGCTGGTCTAGTCAACGAGTTGTACTCATCTGACGCAAGGATACTGACGTGCAAGATGCTCTTGACTACCCAGGACATTCAAGACTTTCAGTTCAACGACCAAATCTACATTGAGGGGACGTATTACCGAGTGCTTGAAATAACGGCATTCGATGCCACTCAGGTTGCCCCATGTAGTGTTAAACTCCTCAAAATCCTCAACAACATTGCGGATTGCGATGACATCCCCACGGGCGTTAGTTCAGCGGGCTTCGTCACCTTCAACAACTCAGGCTCAGACTTTGGCTCTGAAGAGTGTTGCGTCAAGTATGGCTACATCTACTTTGCTGATAAAGCGGGAAGCCAGCCCCGATGTCTCACCGCTGGCACTTTCCAAGTACCTCAATCGTAAGAAATATGAAGGAGAGAAGTTATATCATGGAAGCGATTGACCTCCTAGTCAATGACGCAGAACCGATGAAGAAACCCTACCAAGTACCACGATGGGTAGACTATCTAGCTACTAGCCTCTATCTCCTTGCCTATGGCTTGGGGGTGGTGTGGATCGTGTGTGCCGTAATTGAATTGCTCTGATGGCTGACGCAAAGAAGGTGATGACCCTTGAGGTCGATATGGAGACTGGTGAAATCACCAAGAGCCTGAATGATGTAAAGCAGCAACTTGATGACATAGGTGACTCGGCTGGTGATGTAGGCAAGAAGGGGGGCAAGGGGTTTGCAGGCTTGGGCAAAGCGGCCAAACTCGGTGCAAGAGGATTCAAGGCATTGGGCAAGGCCATGATTGCCACAGGCATTGGGGCTATCGTAGCTATTGTCGGGGGGCTTGTTGCCAAGCTACTTGAGCTGAAGCCAGTAACTGACGCAATAGAGAAGGGGATGGCAATCCTTGGGGCAACCTTCAAGGTGCTTGCTGACCTAGTCATGCCCTTGGGTCAAACCCTGATTGATGCCTTCAACAATCCAAAGGAGGCCGTTGAAAGCCTGAAAGAGAAGTTCGTTGCCTTGGGTGACTATATGAAGACGCTCCTTGACGCTTCTATCAACCCTATCAGACGAGGTCTCCTCAACATCAAGAGGGCAGCCCTAGAAGCCGCCATTGGGACGAAGGAGTTTTTTGGGGGTGATGCCACCGCCCTAAAGCAACAAGTCAGAGAGATTGATGACCAACTTGCTGACCTCGTAGTCAAGCAAGAGGAGAACAAGGAGAAACTCAAGGCCCCCTTTGTGGCAGTTGCTAACTACATCAAAGAGGAGGTCATACCAGCCATCGTCGAAAATGCCACGGCAGCCGTGGACTTGGCTGACAAGTTTATCAAGCTACGAGATGCTCAACGCGCATTGAACCTTGAGCAAGCTACCTCACGGGCTGAGATAGCAGAACTGAAGAGGCAGTCTGATGACTTGACGCTTTCGATTGAGGAGCGTGTAGCAGCCGCCCAAGAAGCAGCCGCCCAAGAGGAGGCATTGAGGGCAAAGAGAGAGGCTCTCATCAATAGCGAGATAGCCTTGCTGAGAGAAGAGCAAGCCATTCAGGGCGAGAGCGAGGAGAGGACTCAGCGGATCAATGAGCTTCAGATTGAACAACAAGCCATCATTGAGGAGGGTCTAGGTATCCAAACTGAGATGATGACCAAGGTGCAGGGTCTAGAGCAAGAGTTGGAAGATGCGCGTATCGCATTTGCTGACGCTCAGGAGTCGCGTGAACTTGGCTTGAATCAACTCAAGGCTACGTTGCTCAAAGACGAAGAGTCCATACGAAAGGCAGCACAAGCACAAGAGTTGTCTGACCTCATGCTTCACTATGAGGAGCAACTACGTCAAGCCGAGAAGTATGGCTTTGATACCAAGGAACTACTAGAGACCCAGCAAGCCGAGCTTGACGCGTTGGAGGAGGCTCATCGCTTGGCTGACCTTGAAGCCGAGAGGGGACAAAGGGAGCAAAAGTTGCAAATGGCTATGGAGGGTCTTAGCGCATTGCAAGCGTTGAACGAAGCCTTCAGTTCACAAACCATTGCAGAGCAAGAGGCAGAGG